GCGACCACTGCGCTGATCATGGTATTGACAAAACCAATCAGGCTATTGATAGGTGCCTTGACCATCTCCACAAGGCCTTCCCATGCACGCCCAAAATCAAGAGTGAGCACACCGGCGATAAACTCGACGATGCCGTGCAGGAAGTCGATAATAAACCCAAAACGGTCCACAACATAGGAACTGATAGCATCAAAGGTATCACGCCATTTGGTCCGCATGGCTGTCAGAATTGGCTCCATGCCGCGCCACACAATATCGAAGATCTCACCGATACCAGAGAAGATTTCCCGAATTTCCTCGCCTCGATCGCTGATCGTATTTGCGAGATGGTCAAACATGCCCCTCAAAGACGCAAGAGCTTGGATGACTGTTTCTTCAACGAAAACCACAAATAGATCCAGGTCTTCCCATAGATCCGCCAAGCCGTCCAGAACTGGCTCCATTGCCTCATCGAGTGCATCAAAGGCAGCGCTCAGAACATCTAGCGCAGCTGGGGTAGCTTCCTCAATGGTCCACTCGCCTAGCGGAACTAAGAGTTCGAACCAAGCCCATCCCAGAGCCTTGACAATATCGTCACCCAAGTCCAGGAACGAATCGCCCAGATCCTCAAGCGCCCCCATTGCAGGCTTGAAATCAATATTCTTGAGTGGCTCGATCAGCTCATTGAATTTGTCACGAATAGCTCGGAGCGCATCGATCAGGGGCGCGGTAAGTGTCTCGCCATTAACTGCGCCGTCTATGGAGGTCGTTCCACCGGGCCCAAGGCCACCCAAGGTACTTCCTACCTCTGTGTTGCCGTCCTTGCCACCGAGTTTGGTGATCTCATCAAAGGGCGTCAGGTATTTCTTCGCCGCTTTCCCAGCCTCTTCGGTGGCATCGGCAAGATTAGCCGCACCGTCTGCTGCAGCGTTGTAGCCGCTGGCGAGATTGTCCGTAGCATTGAGCTGCGCGGCGATCTCTTTTGTGCTACCAGAAAGCAGAGCCACGACGCCCTCGTAGATGCCGTTCGCCAGTCCGATGATCATCTGATACACGGCATTCAGGAGGCTTGGAATCGCCTTTATGAGAGCCGCTGCAACGGTTTCTACCAGCTGTGGTGTGATCTTTTCAATCAGCTCAGACAAAGCAACCTCTCTCATCCACCGTGCGCCGCTCCAGCAGCGTGTAGTGGTACTTGGCATCAGAAACCGTTTCCGACGTACCAACATCCATGGGTGTACCATCGTCGGCACGTCCGAACACCAGCATATTTGTTCTGTTGATAACCGTAAAACGCCAGCCATCACGCATTGGGATAGGCTTCAGGAGAGCTTCGCCACCGATGAGCGTCATTTGCATGGCTTCATCGCGTCTGGCATCCAGCGCATTCAATACGCTTTGCACAAATCCGTCCTTAGAGGATGCGTTGTATTCAGAGAACACTTCGTTTCGTTGTTGTAATTCATTTCCTTCTCCTCCTCTTAGTTGTTTGTTATCAGCACCCGATCACTCAACCGGATATCCTTCTCTCTTCGCCCTACTGGGCATTATAGGATTTCCATCCTCGTCCATGTAAGCCAGCACCTTACCATTGACCACAGGAAAGCCAATCTTCTGCATTTCATCCAAAAGGAACTGCTCGCCCTCTTTTTTGTAGCGCTTGGCAAGCTCCGATGCCCGTTCCGCTATTCTGGTCAGCGGCACATGAGCAAAGCCGAACACGTCATTTGCGGCAATGGTGCCGATGAACTGGGCAACCTGAGCAGCCTGCATGGAGTGGTCGTGGATCTGCTGTTCCTTCCGGGAAAGCCCGGGAACCTCCACGGCGTAGATCTCTCCGGAGATGGGCATTCCGATTTGTTTCATCCGATGAACGACATGTGCCATTTTCACTTCCGGATCTGCGTAGAATTCGTCGATCAGCTCCTTGAAGTGGTGGGAGTAGATCACCAGCCGCTTGTAGCCGATGCCCTCCGTCTGGTACATCGCCACGCTCATGCAGAACATGATGATCTTGGCGGAGTGTTCCCGATTGACTACGATATCACTGCGATGCTGCATCGCCATCCGCTGGGCGTAGGGAATGTCCGAACGGCCCATGATGGAGCTGCGACGGTGTTTCTTGGATTTAGGCATCGGCGATACCCCACGCTTTTCTGGCCTGCCTGTAGACCCTACCTTGTCCGCATTCGTAGGCGGTCGTTCCATCGCTGTCATAATGCACGCATCGGGAACATTCAGATCTCCCGCAGATATCGCCCAGTAGCCAACACAGGAGCCAGTATTTAATGCGTTTCATCGGTTCTCCTTTCTCCGTAGGAACAGAAATCGTTGTCTGCTATTGCGCCATACATACCATACACACAGTTGCAGTACATTGCCCCACATACCGGAGTAAACCTGCGTGGGATCGATGATGGTCTGTACCTGGGAATCCACAACGAAGGGAGGATGATCGGCCTTTGCAGAAGCCGTAAACACCCAACAGCCCTTGCATTCTGCGCCAAAGAGCTGACCATCACTGGGACGAACGCCGTCGCCGTCGTGGACACAGATAGCAGGCTGAGGAGGCCGGACACCGTTCCACTTGGATGCCGTACCCTCGGCAATGGCCTGTTCGATTGCCTGATCCATCAGTGCCTTCGCCTGCAGGTTGGTCTTGGGGACCAGGATGGTCGTGGAGAACTTGGCCTCTCCATTGGGGTTGTTGAAGGGAGGCTTAGCCTGAAAAACATTCAGGTAAGAAAAACGAACGTCGTTAAGAGTAATTGCTGGCATATTAGTTAATCTCCTTTTTATAGATTTGAATTTATGGATTTGATAAGTCTTTGAATAGATTCTGTGATTTTTGTGCAGTTGAGCTTTCGTGTAAAGCCGAGGATCTGCACAAGCTCGTCGTGCGTACTCTGAAGGAGGTTTCGGTAATCCTCGCACGACACTTCGTAGCTTTTCAGCTCATCCTCCAGACCAACATTGGATTCTGTGACCTCCAGAAACAGCTCGGCGGCATCATCGCCGAGCTGTTTCTGGAGGATCCGTTCCAGCTCCTGTCTTTCGTTATCAGCACCAAGCAGGAGTTCTCTGGATCCGTCGTTGAAATAAATCGTTCTGGCCATCAGCCGCCACCAAATGCAATAGCCGCAGCATTGTAGGCCGGACGCTTATCGCTGGAGGGAACCAGTGTGGGCTTGCCGGGCTTCTTGACCACGAGTCCGTCAGCGGCATCTGCAAAGGCTTTCTTGCCCAGAATCTTCTCCAGGCCGGCAACGGATGCAGGCTTGCGCTCATTCAGTAGGGCTTCTGCCACGCCTCTCTCCTGAAGCGTTTTAAAGGCTGTGTCCAGATCGTCCCACTCTCGAGTGCCTCTGCCCTCCACCGCCTTGAAGCCGGTGATCTCACGCCCTGCAAGAGCCGCAGAAAGGGCATATTCCTCCAGATCCTTAACCCATGCAGCCAGTTCCCGGCCGCGCGTAAGAATATCTCCAACCTCGACATCGGTCAGCAGCTTCTTAGCGTCTCTGGTCTGCTGTCCGGGAGTTTGGGCAAGCAAGGGTTCGGCGCCGAGCAGCGGCTCCAGACCGAGCATCTGCTGGGCTCTGGCAGAGCACTGCGCTTTAGCAGGACAGAACCGACACCAGTCACCAGCAAGGAATGTACCTTCACCGGCAGCCGCCAGCTCTGCAGCAGGTGATACAACTTCCCTGCCCCACTCATGCAGGGCGGTCACGGTGGTTTCCCACGTCTTGACACCGCCGGCATTGGGCTGGACAATAGCCAGCAGAACGGACTTGATTGAGTCACCGTAGATAGGTGCGTAGACCTTCAGCGCGCCCAGGCCATAAAGCATCATCTGGGAGTTGTTCTCGGCCTCCACCGGTACACCAGCGCCATTCTTATAGTCGATGATGCAAATCCGGCCCTCGCCGATCATGATGCAGTCGGCGGTGCCAAAGCCTTCCGGTGCATATTCCGAGTAATCCACTCGGGTTTCCAGCGTGACGAAGGGCGACTGCTTGAAGGTCATGGCTGTCTCCTGCAGGAAAGCAAGATATGTATCCGTGCTGGCCTCCATGCCCTTGTCATAATGTTCGTCCGCCTGCAATTTCTTCAGCTTAGCATTGTAGGTCCGGGTGCTCATGGGCTCCACAAAATACTTTCGAGCTTTGAGCTCGGCAATGGCGTGGGCCACACGACCGGCCTCGGCATAGACGCTGGTCTTGCTGGGGAAGTTCTCTGCCAGTTTCACAGAAGGTG